GGAAGCTATGCGTGAAGAAGCGTGGGAGTGCTATTTAGTTAGCCGCATGGAATGGCTTGAATCCATGATTAAAGACAAGGAGCTTGAAGCATGAGCGGCTATCCAATCCAACTAATCACAGACTACAGGGCGGGAAAAATCAGCCGCCAGCAATTCCAGCAACAGTTCAGTAATTGGCAGAAATCAAACGGCATAAACTTTGATTGCAAAGGCACGGCAGACAGAAGCGGCGTTTATATGACATACCGCGGAATCAAGGCAGCAATCCGAAACGGCCTTTTATGCTGGAAAAATAACACAGCAAAAACAGTTTTTGAGTTTCAGCGACAGGTTGACTACGCATTTAATCAAGAGTTCAACGCTTTCAAAAATGCCAGCTACTACGCGGGCGAAGCCTACGAAGCAAACCTGCGCGGCGACACAGACCGCCGCGGCGAAATGCAGCAGAAGCAAACATATTTTTTGCAGCAGGCTAAAAAATGGGGTGCGCTATGGAATTAAAGGACATACCCGAAAGCGCAGTAATCCAGCAAGTAAAGCAAATCCTAAAAGTTACGGGGCTTAAAATCCAGCGTATCAATACAGGTTGCTTCACAATCGGCGAGGGACGAAACCGCCGCTACATCAAGACGGCGGACGCTGGCACTTGCGACTTTGAGGGTTACGACAACATCGGGCGTTTTGTAGCGATTGAGTGCAAGCGGCCGAGCGGCGGGCGATTAAGCCCAGCGCAGAAAGAGCGTATAGCGGACATCAACCGCAAGGGCGGCGTGGCGTTCGTTGCACATAGCGGGGAAGAAGCCCTGCAAAAGCTAAAAGAAAATCATTGCATTTAAGGGGGTGCTAAAAAATGCAGGAAGAAACAGAAAAAAGGGAAATCCCGACACCAGCAATTTTATTAACCATGCTGGCACAGCTAAACGACAAGGCTTTTGAGAAAGAAGCCATTTTACAGTGCGAAGAAAGCGGCGCGAATATCGCCAAATTACAGGGCTTTCTTGCGGGCGTTCGCAAGTATAAACAGCTCATGCGCGATAACGGCTACACATTCGACATCAAGTTTGACGGTACAACCGAGCGCAAACTTTCATTTTTCGGCGAGGACGGCTGCGAGTTAGATCTTCACGAATTGCGCGTAACAGTATCAGAAATCGACGACTTGGCCGAATCCGTAGCATACGACGAGTTTAAAGAGCTATGGCACAACGCCGTAGAAACACAAAAAGATTGGTTATTCTACACCAGCGAAAAAGGCCGCGATTTACACTTCGCCAAAGGCTGGTACGAAGCTATGACCGAGATTGACAACAATATGCAGCGATTGCATACGGCATTAGAAGCAGCGGAAAAGGAAGCCGCAAGCAGCCTGCCGTTTGACGATTACGACGAGGACACAGGCAACAACTAGAGGGGAACGCGCACAGAGGGTGCTATCAAGGCGGGTTCAAATCCCGCGCGTTTCGATAAGGAAAAACAGCTGGCCAGCGTTCGACCTTACAAAAATAATTTTTTACGAGGTGCGAAAAAATGAAAAATGCAATTTTGAAAATCTGCGAAAAATTGCGCGGATATTCAGACACAGAGCCGTACTTTGAAGTTACGGAAATCAAGCAGAACGAAAACGGCACTTACACAGTAAATGTGCAAGTAGTAGACCCAGCAGAGGAACAGGGGGCAGCAAATGAAAGTAACTAACAGGCTACACTTGCCCGAAGCGTTCGTCAAAGCCGTAAGCGTAGAACGCCACAACAAGGCGGGCTGCTATTCAGCTACAACCCTTAACAAGGGCACAAAAGAAATTATTTTGCAGGAGCGACACTGGGACGAGTTCACAGTTGACGCAGCCGACAGCGTGTGGGCGACCTTTGGAACGGCCGTTCATGCAATCATGGAGAAATACGAGGACGGCAATTTCCACGAAGAAAAGTTCGACATTGCCGTTTCAAAATCCCGCGTTACGGGCGTAGTAGACAGCTACGACATGGAGCGCGGCATTATAAACGATTGGAAAACCGCCAGCGTCTACAAGATTATGAAAGGCGATTTTTCGGATTGGTACAAGCAGGGCATGACCTACGCATGGCTTTTGAAACAGAACGGGCTGGAAGTTCGCCGCTGCCGCTTTATCGCGTTTTTGAAAGACCACAGTATGACCAAAGCAGAAACAGATAGCAGCTATCCACAAGCTCCCGTTTTCGAGTACGAGTTCGAGGTTACACCCGAAGAGCTGGAACAGGCGAGAGAAAGAATCACGGCGAAAGTAAAGGACATCGAAGCCGCTGAGCTTTTGGGTGACGACGATATAGCACCATGCACAGCCGAAGAACGCTGGGCAGACCCCGAAAAATACGCCGTAATGAAAAACGGCCGCAAATCAGCCGTTCGCGTATTTGACACATTGATAGACGCGGAAAATTGCGCGGGCGAATTGGGTAACAGCCATTATGTAGAAACCCGCCCCGCAGTATCGAGAAAATGCGGCAAATATTGCCTTTGCAAAGATTTTTGTAGTTTCTACAGGGGGAACAAATGACAGACTTAAACCATGTAATCGAAATCGGGCGATTAACACGCGACATCAGCGAGCGCGATTTTGGATATACGACAGGCGGCACAGCACGCCTTAATTTGAGCATTGCCGTAAATCGCAGCGAAAAACGCAACGGCGCGTGGCAGGATAAAGTCAGCTATTTTGATGTAACCGTATGGGGCAAGACCGCCGAAAACATCAAAGCCTATTTACACAAGGGCAAGCAGATAGCAATAGACGGCTACCTCGACCAGCAACGCTGGGAAAAGGACGGCGTAAAATACAGCAAGGTTGTAATTATTGCCGACAGCGTCCAGCTTTTGGGTGGCAACGAGAACGGCCAGCAGAGCGCACCACAGGCACAGCAGCCAGCGGGCGACTATCAGCCAGCGGGAAGCGGCGACGACTTCCCCGAAGATATACCGTTTTAGCGAGGTGGGAACATGGAAAAGAAAGCCATAGACATATACGAATCATTAGCGCAGCCGCCTAAAAGCGCGCTCCGACAGATTGAAGCGGGAAAATTAAAGGGGAAAACCGACATAAACCCGCAATGGAGATACAAGGCCATGACCGAAGCGTTCGGCCTTGTAGGAATCGGCTGGAAATATGAAGTCCGCAAATTATGGACGGAACAGGGCGCAGGAGCTGAAAAACTCGCCTTTGCACAGGTTGCCGTATACATCAAGGACGGCGACGCATGGAGCGACCCTATCGAGGGAATCGGCGGCAGCCGCCTTGTACAGCTCGAAAAGGGCGCGGCCGTAAGCAATGACGAGGGCTATAAAATGGCCGTGACCGACGCTTTCAGCACCGCATTAAAAATGCTCGGCGTAGCAGCCGACATCTACGCGGGACGCTGGGACGGCAGCAAATACAAAGAAGAGCTGCCCGCACCCGTAGAAGCCGTAAAAAAGGCATTTAATGGCGAAGTAGTACAGCCAAAGAAGCAGCCCGCAAAATTGGCATTTGAGCCAAAAGGCGGCGAAACAACGGCAGAGGAAAAAAAGGAAATCGGCAATTTACTAAAAAGCAAATACGCAGACGGTGCGCCGATTTTCAGCAAGGAAGAAATGAAAGCCTATAGCGACAGCCGCAAGGACTACACAGCCCGCGAGGTAATCGACAACATCAAAGCGGAATTGCAGAAGCGATTAACGCCGCCGCCAGCGGCAGAACCCGCAGCAGCCGAACAGCCCAGCTTTGACGATATGCAGCCCGTAGAGCAGAGCGAGCAAGGTTTTGACATCTTCTAAAGGGAGCGGCGGAAAATGGTGCAGTATGTATTAAAACGGGTAAATATTGCGGGGCGCATTGCGTTTGAACCGCCCGCCGATTTGGGAGCGACAGAAAACATAAAACGCGAATTGCGCAAATGCCGCGATAAACATAACGACTATGTGCTTGTAACCATTCAGCCGCCCCGAAAGCCGCGCACGACGGGGGAGCACTCCCAAAACCACCACCTTAACGGGCACATCATGCAGATTTGCAACGAAACGAGCAACAGCTACGACGCAATTAAATATTGCGTCAAAATGCTGGCCGTTGAGGAAATGGGCTACCCCTACGAATTAGTAGACGGCCACATCTGCCCGCAGAGCGAAACGGATTGCAGCACCGAAGAGTGCGCAAAGCTAATAGAAGCAGCCCATGTTTGGGCGGCACATCACGGAATAATTTTACAGGAGTAAACGAAATGAATATCAATATTAAAAATTGCGAAGTAAACATCATCACGGGCACAGATACGCTCGAAATCAACGGCGGCACACAGCCAGCAGCAGAAACACCAGCAGAAAACACAAAACCAATGAAGCCCGAAGAAAGCGGCTTTATTAGCGAAATGACTTACAACGTGGCCGCATTTATGGCAAACCGCGACAAAGTAAGAATCGGCGACCGTGTAAAATTGCCAGCGTTCACCGTTCCGAGCTGCGGGGTTGCGGGTGATGATGTATTGAACTTCGACGAGCAAAACATCAAAGCCGACGAAGCTATCGTCATAGGCAAAGACAAAAACGGCAATTTTATTTTGATTTTTGACCATTACCTTTTTGAAAGCGCAATAGATCTGAACGACGAAAAGTGCTTTGAAAAGACACAGCTCGGGCTTTATTTGCAGCAAGAGTTTTTACGCGCCATGAATAACGCGGGAATCCCCGCCGAAAGCTGCGGCCTTATCAGCAAAGACGAGATGTTCGGCGACAATGCACTTGAATATTTCAAAAAAGGACGCAACCGCATAGCGTTTGATTCTGACGAGAATTGCAGCCGCTACTATTGGCTTTCAACATTGTACGATGAAGAAGCGTCCGCCGCGGGTTTCTGCCTTGCCGGCAACGGTGGCAATAGCTACTGCAACAACGCGAGCGATGCGGGCAGTTACGTGCGTCCCCGCTTCGTAATATCTGCAATCTAACAATCTGCGGGGCTTTGTCCCCGCATGACAGGGGGAACAAATGGAAATAAAGGATTTTATAGCATTAGTTGCACAAATGAGGGCAAATCAAAAAGGCTATTTCAAAACGCGCAGCTATGAAGCATTGAGAGAATCGAAGCGGCTCGAAAAGCTCGTAGATAACGCAATCGAGGAAATGAACGCCCCGAAAAATCCACAACAAGAGTTAGGATTATGACGGAAACGGAGAAAGAGCAGCGACGCTACGCGCTGGCAATCAGCGGCGGCGTTTGCGAGGTTTGCGGGCGGCCATTACGCGACGGACAGCCGCAGGGAGCGCACCGCATAGGGAACACACAGACAAACCGCGCCAAATACGGCGATTTTGTAATAGACCACCGTTTTAATATCGGCATGACTTGCAGCCTAAAGTGTAACGGAGCTTTAGACATAAGCCGCGATATTGGCGCAGTAATAAGGCTTTGCGCGCGGATATATGCAGCCGAAGCGCAAAAATACGAGGTTAAAAAATGAGGGAGTCCTTTGTTTTTCACGAAGATTACATCTGCGATTTACCCGCAGACTACAAGGCGGATTTTATACGCTACACCGTAGAATACGGATTATACGGACAAAAGCCGAAGATTGCCGACGGCACATTAGAAATGGCATTGTGGGCGAAAATTGCCCGCAGGATAGACGCGGAAACAGAACGCTATCAAGCCATAAGCGCAAAGCGACGCGAAGCAGCTAACAAACGCTATGCAAAAGCAACGCCGCCAGCTGCAAAAAATGTAAATGCAGATTTTGCAGAAGAACCGAAAGCAAAACCAGCAAAAGCAGAAACAGCCAAGCGCGCGAGCTTTGAAAAGCCGACGGTTGAGGAAATCGCGGCATATTGCAGCGAACGCAAAAACGGCATAGACCCGCAGGCGTTCTTTGATTTTTACGAATCCAAAGGCTGGAAAGTCGGCGCGGTAAAAATGAAAGATTGGCGGGCAAGCGTCCGCACATGGGAGCAACGCCACAAGAGCGAGGGCGGCAACCGAAAAGCGGGCGGAATGTGGGGAAACGAAAACGAAATCCCCGACGAAATCACAGATTTATTTTAATTAAAAAATATAA